CTGTTTCAGCAGTAACTGATCACACAACAGCTGGTCAATTATTTGCACAACAGGTTCAAATATCAGGAGTACAATAATGAAACTCATTACAGAAGAAATCGAACAGGTTGAAGTTATTGTTGAGAATCGCAACGGTAAGAAGAACCTGTTTATTGAAGGTGTATTCCTTCAAGGTGAAATTAAAAATCGTAATGGTAGAATGTATCCAATGCAAACTCTTGCTCGTGAAGTTGGAAGATATAACGAAAACTTTGTTGAGAAAGGTAGAGCTCTTGGAGAACTAGGTCATCCAGATGGCCCAACTGTTAATCTTGACAGAGTATCCCATAAAATTGTATCACTTAGAGAAAGTGGAAATAACTTTATAGGAAAGGCAAAGATTCTTAGCACACCAATGGGTAAAATCGCATCTAATTTATTAGGTGAAGGTGTTAAACTTGGTGTTTCATCAAGAGGTGTAGGATCTTTAAACAAAACTAACGAAGGATACAGTGTGGTAGGAGAAGATTTTACTCTTGCAACTGCTGCTGATATCGTTGCAGATCCCTCTGCTCCAGATGCTTTCGTAGATGGCATTATGGAGGGAAAGGATTGGGTATGGGATGGTGGCATACTTCGTGAGAGGATTGCAACTAAAACATACAAACGCATCAACACACTAGTTGATCAAAACAAATTAGACGAAAAAAAATTAAGCGTCTTTGAAGATTTCTTAGCAAATCTTTAAATATATAAATAAAAACAGATTATACAAAAGGTAATTCGGAGAGTTCAAATGTCCCGTGGGAAAAATTTACAAGAAATGGAGAACGCCGTAACCAAGGGTGCAAAACCAGCTGAGCCTATGCAAACTATGGCAGGCGTGAGTTATGAAGACCTCGGTGGCCCAACTCCAGAAAACAATTCACCAACAGATGATTCTAATAAATTAAAGGATCCAGCTGGTGAAGGTGCTTATGCAGCAAATCTCAAATCAGTAAAAGGTGTTATGGCTAAATCACAAAAAATGGAAGAAGTCGAAACCGAAGAAGAGGTTATTGCAGAAGACGAAGTTGCAGAAGAGGAAGTAGTCGCTGAGGAAGAAGTTACTGAAGAAGAAGTAACTGAACTCCCAGAAATCACTGACGAAGTAGACATCGATGATGATGTCAATGCACTTCTCGGTGGACAGGAACTATCCGAAGAGTTTAGAGAGAAAGCTAAGACAATTTTCGAGGCTGCTCTAAAGTCTAAAGTTACCGAACTTAGAGAAGCCATGGATGCTCACTACGAAGCAAAGCTCGTAGAAGAGGTCGAAGGCATGAAAGACGAACTCATTGAGCGTGTCGATTCTTACTTAGAATACGTCGCTGATGAGTGGTTACAAGAAAACGCACTACAAGTAGAGCGTGGAATTAGAACCGAAATGACTGAATCATTCCTTGAAGGAATGCGAGGTCTATTTGAAGAACATTATGTATCAATCCCTGATGATAAATATGATGTCGTTGAGAATATGGTAGACAAACTTGACGAAATGGAATCAAAACTCAACGAGCAAATCGAGAAGAATATAGCTATCACAAAGAGTCTCTCAGAGGCAACAGGTGGTAACATCCTTTCCGATGTTTCTGAAGGTCTATCGACCACTCAGAAGGAAAAGCTCGCTTCACTTGCCGAAGGTGTTGAGTTTGAAAGTGAAGAATCTTATAAGGAAAAGCTTGAGACTCTAAAAGAGTCATACTTCAAGACTGCTCCGAAAAGAAGTGACTCGGAAGTGTTAAACGAAAACGCTGCAACACCAGATGTATCTGGTAGTATGGCGGCATACATCCAGGCACTATCCCATGCCACTAAAAAGTGAATCTCAACTTGTTAATTAATCAAACGTAAACTTATTAGGTAAAAACGCAAATGTTTGGCAACGCAGAACAATTGCAAGAGAAGTGGAAGCCCCTTCTAGAGCATGATGGAATTGATGAAATCAAGGACAATCATCGTAAAGCGGTAACTGCTGTCTTGCTTGAGAACCAAGAAAGATTTTTAAACGAGGAAAGATCATTCCTCTCAGAAGCTCCAACAGTGAATACAAATACTGGCGCTAACGCTGGTTTCTCTGGTGGTGCGACAGCAACTGGCCCTGTTGCTGGTTTTGACCCTGTTCTAATCTCATTGATTAGAAGATCTATGCCTAACTTGGTGGCATATGACCTTGCTGGTGTTCAACCAATGAACGCTCCAACAGGACTTATTTTCGCAATGAGATCCAGATTTGTTGATGGCACAAATGCTAACAACATGCTTGGAACAGAGGCATTATTCAACGAACCAGATTCAGCATTCTCTGGACAGAACCAAGAGAACGATCTTACAGACGGATTTACATCTGTTACAACTGGTTTAGGTACAACTGCTCAGTCAGGTACTAACCCAGGCGCTCTTAATCCATCAACAAACGCAACTCAAGTTGCTTATGATGTTGGTCAAGGTATGAGAACAGATGACTCTGAAGATCTTGGAGAATCTGGAAAGACTTTCAACGAGATGGCTTTCTCAATCGAGAAAGTTACTGTGACTGCAAAGTCAAGAGCTCTAAAGGCACAGTACAGTTTAGAATTAGCTCAAGACCTTAAGGCAATCCACGGATTGAATGCTGAGGCTGAGTTAGCAAACATTCTATCAACTGAAATTCTTGCTGAAATCAACAGAGAAGTTATTAGAACAATCTATAACTGCTGAGACAGGTGCTCAGGTCAACACAGCAACTGCTGGTACATTTGACTTAGACACTGACTCAAACGGAAGATGGTCAGTTGAAAAATTCAAGGGACTATTATTCCAGATTGAAAGAGATGCAAACGCTATTGCACAAAGAACTCGTCGTGGAAAGGGTAACATCATCCTTTGCTCTGCTGACGTTGCTTCTGCACTAACAATGGCTGGTGTTCTAGATTACACCCCTGCACTTAATGTTAACTTAAACGTAGACGACACAGGTAATACATTTGCTGGTGTTATCAACGGTAAGTACAGAGTGTACATCGATCCATTCGCTGCTAACAGTGCTGCAACTCAGTACTATGTTATCGGTTACAAAGGTACTTCACCTTACGATGCTGGTCTATTCTATTGTCCTTACGTTCCACTACAGATGGTTAGAGCCGTTGGTCAGGATACATTCCAACCAAAAATTGGCTTCAAGACCAGATTTGGTATGGTCGAGAACCCATTCTCACAAGGAACTACTCAGGGACTTGGAACACTTACTCGTAACACAAACCGTTACTACAGAAGAGTTAAGGTTTCTAACCTTATGTAATATAAATATCTCGTTCGAGATATCCAGAGACTCCTTCGGGGGTCTCTTTTTTTGTCAATGTTTTGAAACCTAAATAATGTTACAGGAGGTTAAGACAAATGTTACACTTATTAGGTAGAGGAATAATGCCAGAATGGAATGAAGAGAAGCACGACAGAGATGAGGTCTTTGCCTTTCTGTGTTATCGTGGAACTCATTATGCAAAAACGGTTTATATAGATTTCACAATGGAGGGTCCTTCTTGGTTTCTAAATAACCCAAGGAAAGATGATAAGAGAATTAGTTAAATCAGATGATAAAATATTGCATCGCAGTGTAAAAACTTGTGGTGCTAATTTAGATCGCCATTTTTTAGCAAAAACTTTAATTCAGAATATGCTTCACTACGATGGAGTAGGTTTATCTGCGAATCAGATTGGTATTGATGAAAGAGCATTTGCAATGATAAGAGACTTAGAATACAATGATATTATTGTTTGCTTTAATCCTCGTGTTATCAAAAGATATGATGATGAAGTTTGGTGTGAAGAAGGATGTTTATCCTTTCCTGATGAGATTATAAACATTCAAAGACCAAATAGAATTGTAGTAAAATATGAAGATGAAGATAAGAAAGACCATAAGATAAAACTAGATGGATTTGCAGCAAGAGTATTTCAACATGAGTTTGACCACTTAAATGGAATTGATTTTACTCAAAGAAGATAAATAATCAAAAAGATAATGACTAATTCGGCATTCGGAAAGCAAATACAAAATCGAAATTTTCTCTCAGGAGTAGCGTTCAAATTTAATTTGGCTAAGTTTCCGAAGGTTGACTTTTTCTCTAATTCTGCTAGAATACCAGAGTTAAGTCTTGAACTTGCAACACAAGCATCATATTTAAAAAATATTGATGTACCAGGTGAGAGATTAACTTTTGGAGATTTTACTCTTCGATTCTTAGTTGATGAAAATATGGAAAACTATATTTCAATCTATACTTGGTTAAGAGGACTTGGATTTCCAGAAACAACACAACAATTTAGAGATATCACAACTGACGTAGATGGGCAAAGAGATCCAAAAGAAGCGTTTTGTGATGGTACATTAAGAATATTGAATAGTAATTATCGAGAAGTTGCAAAAGTACAATTTAATGATTTGTTTCCAACATCTTTAACTTCACTCGACTTTGATGCAACCAATACTGA